CCCTGACCGCACGCCGTTCGTCGAGATGGAGCTGATCTGTGGGAGGCAAGGGAAGCATCCTCGACCCGGCCGGGATCTTCAGCGATGAGCCCGATCCGCCCAGCCCACCCCGGGTCAAGCCGCCCGAGGAAGACGACCCCGAGGAGCAGGAACGGCGCCGGCGCATGCTCGCAGACCGGCGCGCCGCAGCCGCGCGCGCCGCGACCGGGACGGCCGACAACATCCTGACCGGCCCTCTCGGGATCCCGTCCGGCACGCAGTCCGGCGGCGGCTCCACCACGCTCGGCACCGGCGCATGACGCTCCACGACATCACGCCCCGCTTCACGAGCGAGATCGAGCGCGTGCGCTGGCTCGTCAACAAGCGCGACGCGATGCACCGCGAGTTCTCCGAGCGCCGCGAGCACCTCCGCGACATCGCCGACTTCATCCTGCCGCACCGTGAGGCGATCTCGGAGCGCGACGGCAACCGCGGGGCCAAGAAGGGATCCAAGATCGACGACAGCCACGCGACGGCGGCGCTGCGCGTCGTCGCGGCCGGGCTGATGAGCGGGCTGACCAACCCGAGCGAGCCGTGGTTCGAGCTGGGATCCCCCTCGCCGCTGCTCGACCGGCGGCCTCGCGTCCGGCGCTGGCTCCAGCGCAGCACGCGCACCGTGCGCGACATCTTCACCCGCTCCAACCTCTACGACTCGCTGCCGAAGGTCTACCTCGACGAGCGCGGGTTCGGCACGTCGGCGATGACGGCCGAGGAGCGACCCGGCGGGAACCTGCACACGTTCGTGCACCCCATCGGCAGCTACCGCGTCCAGGACGACGCCGACGGACGGGCGATCCTGTTCTACACGCGCCTCGACCTGGCGTGGGATCAGCTCGTCGCGATGTTCGGCATGGACGCGCTGCCCGAGAAGCTCAAGCAGCGGCGCGCGGCGTCGGGCGCTGCAAGCCGCAAGGGCGGCGGCGGCACGACCGGGGTCCACCAGCTCATCTATCCGAACGACGAGTTCGTCGAAGGCGCGCTCGACTCGAAGTTCAAGCGGTTCCGCCAGACGTTCTGGCTCGATGGGTCGGGGCGCGGCCGCAAGGGCGGCGATGGCGCCGGGCTCGCCGACGCGCACATCCTGCGCGAGTCGGGGTTCGACGAGTTCCCCGTCGTGATGGCGCGCGCCGAGCGCATCGGGAATGACAGCTACGGCTTCGGCGGGGGCATGGACGCCCTGCCGCCGACGCGCCAGCTCCAGGCCGTCACGCGCGCCGAGCTGAACGCGATCAACACGATGGCGCGCCCACCGATCGAGGCGCCGGGCGAGATGGAGAACATCGGCGTGCGCACGCTGCCGGGCTTCGTCAACTACCGGCCGAAGGGCAAGGGCGGCGACACCATGCAGGTGCGCAGCCTCTACGACATCCGGTTCGACGTGAACGCCGTCGAGGCAAAGATCGCCAACCTCAAGGCCGAGATCGACGCCGCGTTCGGGCGCGACCTGTTCCAGCTCATCGGCGAGTCGGCCGCTGGCCAGCGCACCGCGACCGAGGTGCTCGAGCTGGCCGCCGAGCGCGACGCGGTGCTCGCGCCGCTGCTCGAGTCGCTCAGCAACGACCTGCTCGACCCGCTCGTCGAGATCGGATTCGGCATCGCGAACCGCAACGGGCTGATCGAGGAGCCGCCGCCGGAACTCGCGAACCGCCCGCTGCGCATCCGCTACATCTCGGTCATCGCGCGCGCGCAGCAGGCGCGCAAGGCCCGCCCCATCCAGGCGCTGATCGACTTCGCCGCGCAGTCGGCGCAGGTGTTCCCCAACGTCCTCGACCGCGTCGACATCGACGAGGCGTTCGAGGAGATGGCGGACGCGTTGGGCAGCCCGCAGTCGATGGTGCGCGACCGCGACGAGGCCGAGCGCGATCGCGCCGAACGCGCGCGCCAACTCGCCGCCCAGGCTCAGGCCGAGCAGGCCCAGGCCGCCGTCGCCACGGCGCGCGACGCGTCGCAGGTCGACACGGCCGCGCTGACCGACTTCGCTCGCTCGATCACCAACCCCGCCGCCGCGTAGGACACCCGACCGATGGCCACGATCACGTTCCAAGCCGACCCGATCCTGCGGAATGTCTCGTACATGCCGCCCGGCTGGCCGTTCACGTACACGTTCGCCGGCGCGGCGGGCCAGCGATACGCAATGTACTACCCCCGCACGCCGCAGGTCGGCGACCGGTTCCCGGTCATGCTGTTCCTGCACCTGACGAACTTCGGGACGAGCACCGACGCGTTCAGCAACGCCACGCCCGGCACGATCGGACCGGCGACGGGTTCGATCCACCAGTGGATGCTCAAAGGCGGCGCCGTGATGAGCGCCCAGGTCACGGCGCCGAACAAGAACGGCGGCGGCGGCCAGAACGAACTCGTCGGCCAGGGCCGCGGCTACTACTTCCCGCCGGGGCGCTCCGACCGAGCGTTCGAGCGGCCCGACTGGCCGCAGTGCTTCAAGGACGCCGTGCACGCCATGCAGCACCTGCGGTTCAACTCGCGGCGGCTGCGCATCGACCCCGAACGCATCTGTGTCGCCGGCAACAGCTCCGGCGCGCACCTCGCGTGCTACCTCGCCCTCTCCCCGAACCGCGCGATGGAGCTGGGACGCGGCGGGCAGCTCAACGAGAACACCGTCCCGAACGCCGCGTATCTGTTCCACGTCGCGATCGCCACGTGGGAGCGCTACAACGGCGCCGCCGGCCAGGGCATCCCGCCGACGCTGTTCTACGCCGGGGGCGTCGACACCGACGTCGGCGCCGCCAACCTCGACGCCGCCGACGCCGAGCACAAGCGCGACACCGAGTGGATGCGCTGGATCGCCGGCGCGACGAACGACCACGTGCCGCCGATCGTCTGCTACACCGACACGCTGCCGACGTCGACGAACTACCACGACGAAAACACGTGGGGCGACGGCACCGGAGCGAAGGCGACCGGCGCGGAGATCCACGACGCGTGGCAGTTCGGCGTGCTCAAGGAGATGTTCCCCGAGAAGGTGCGCCTGCACCTGACGCGCGACGCGGTCGACGCGGCGAACGTCAACCTGTACACGCCGCCGTTCCTGCAGAGCTACGGTTCGATCGCCGGCGTCACCGACGACCCGACGGCCCGCTACGCGTTCCAGTCCGTCGCGACGCCGCGGTGGGACCGCAAGATGCCGGCCGGCGGGATCCGGCGCCGCTCGAAGGTCGAGACGGTCGGCCGCTACATCGTGCCGCCGAACCCCGTGCGTCGAGAGCTGTTCATGCAGTCCGACGCGGCGTTCGAGTTCGGCGCGTCGCTCAACGAGTGCGTGACGGCTGTCGCGGCCGACACGCCCGTACGCATCCCGTACGGCGGTCAGGTGTTCGCCCGCTCGGCGTCGGGCACCGCCGAGATCGTGAGCATCGAGTCGTGACAGCGAGCGACGAGGAGAGCACCGACCTCGCAGACGCCGACGCGCTCGCCGAGGAACTCGCCGCGGTTCGCGATCAGAGACAGGCGCTCAGCGACGCGCACCTCGAACACCTGCTCGACGACGCGTCCGGGCGCTTCGTGCTCGGCGGGCTGCTCGACGACATGGGGATCCTCGACGTCGACGTGCCCGACGACCTGCGCGGCTTCGCGATCGGCCTGTTCCGCGCGATCAACCGCCACCGGCCCGGGCTCGCCTACGACCTGCTCAAGCAGCGCCACCTCGACGAGCTGGCCGCGCGAGCCGAGGACGCGCGCATCGAGGCGCGCCACCTCGACGGCGACGCGCGCCGCGGCTGATCCCGTTCTGCGGGCGCTGGCGCCCTTCCGACCGCGACGCGACGCTGGCATCGTCGTCTCCATCGCGAGCCCCTCCACGGCTCAACCCAGGAGACGACGATGCCCCCAGACGAACCCGCCGCACCGGCGCCGGCCACCCCGCCGGCACCCGCGCCCGCTCCCGCCGCACCGGCAAGCCCAGAGCCCGCATCGCCCGCCAGTCCGCCCAGCCCGCCCGCGTCGCCGACGCCGGCACCCGCTGCGCCCCCGGCGAGCCCGCCCGCTGCTCCGAGCACCCCGCCGGCACCCGCTGCGCCGAGCGCCGCACCGACCGACCCCGCCGCGCCGCCGGCGGCCCCGGACTATTCGGGGCTGACGACGCCGCAGGGGCTGGACGACGGGACGATGCAGCGCGTCCGGGAGCACGCCGCCGCCCTCGGCCTGTCTGCGGACCAGGCTCAGGCGATGGCCGATCGTCACGCCGCTTCGGTGGCGCAGCACATGCAGACCCTCGGGCGCTGGGACGCCGAGTTCGCCGCCGACGCCGAGTTCGGCGGGAGCGACGAGCAGCGTGCCACGACCGGGCAGTGGATCGACGCCAGCATCCAACGGTTCGACCCGACCGGTGAGGTGAAGGCGCTGCTCGACGAGACGGGGTACGGCCGGCATCCGGCGGTGCGTCGTCTCCTCGCGCGGATCGGGCAAGCGATGCAGCCGGGCCAGGTCGCAGCGGGCGGCCTGACGGCACAACCGAGCAAGACGCGCAGCCAACAGCTCTACCCCCAGCACTACGACGGGGGCAAGCCGAAGCTGTCGTAGCCCCAGGAGTTCCCACAAATGGTCGTCATCAACGGCAACAGCCTCGGACTGTCGGACGTCATCGAGTCCTACGGTCCCGACGGCAAGTACATGGTCGCGGCGGAGGTGCTGCACGAGCGCACCGGCATCATCGAGGACATCCCGATGGTGGAAGGCAACCGCGTCGACGGACATCAGATCCGCAAGCGCACGAGCCTGCCCGAGACGCAGCGGCGCGACTACAACAGCGGCGTGCAGCCGACGGCGTCGAGTGCCGTGTCGATGGTCGAGACCACGGCCAACTTCACGCAGTGGTGCGAGATCGACCGCGACCTCGCGCGCCTCGGCGGCGACATCGGCGCGGTGCGCACCGACGAGCTGGAGGCGTCGATGGAGTCAATCGGCCAGGACTTCGCCGACACGCTCATCGCCGGCAACGAGGCCACCAACCCGCGCGACTTCACTGGATCCTGCCGCGCTACAGCGACCCGTCCGACCCGGTCATCGGCAAGCAGCTCGTGAGCGGTGGCGCCGGCGCCGGCATCGCGACGTGCGCGTCGATGGTGCTCGTCGGATGGGCGCTCGGCAAGGTCTACGGGTTCTTCCCGAACGGTTCGGTGGGCGGCATCGAGCGCGAGGACTACGACCTGCAGCCGGTCGACCGCGCCGACGGCAAGATGTCCGCGTACGTCGAGGAGATCTACCTGAACGCCGGCCTCGCTGTCGCCGACGACCGGTACATCTCGCGCGTGCACTCGATCGACGTCTCGGCGCTCAGCGCCGACCTGTCGAGCGGCGCCGACCTGATCGACCTGTCGATCGAGGCGACGCACCGCCTGCACAGCCTCGAGAACTGCATGCCCGTCTGGTACATGCCGAAGCAGATCCACTCCTGGCTCCACCGCCAGGCGAACAAGCAGCGCGACGGCGGCATCGAGATCGAGAACATCGCCGGCACGCCGGTGGTCTTCCTGCAGGGCATCCCGTGCCGCGCGCTGGACGCCATGACTCTGACCGAGACGTCGCTGAACACCTGATCGCACGATCGGGCCGTACAGCGGCACGCAGCACCCTCTCACCACATCCACGAAGCATCAGGAGACAGACATGGCACAGCTCGACGCCAACGGCATCCTCAGTTCCGCGCAGGCGCTCCCCGTCGGCACGTCGCAGTCCCAGAACGTCATCGACCTCCGAGCCCGCAACCGCCGGCTCGGCGCCGGTGCGTCGCAGCAGATCGAGATCTGGGGCCTCGGCGCCCTCGTCGACGGCGGCGGCTCGCCGAGCGTCCAGTTCGAAATCCGCACGTCGGCGAACAGCGACATGAGCGGCGATTCGCTCCTGTTCGAGACGAAGACGTACACCCTCGCCGAACTCGTCGCCGCCGAGACGCTGACGATCGACCTCGCCGCGATCTTCCGCGACCCCGAGCGCTACATCGCGATCGACTACGTCGTGACGGGCACGATCAACGGCAACATCAACGCGACGCTCGGACCGCGCAAGCGCACGGCCTACGCGACCGGCAACAGCGCGTCGCTCGCGGTCCCCGGCGTCTGATCCACAGCGCCCTGACGGCTGCGGGGAGCGGTGCGACGCGCCGCTCCCCGCAGCATCACGCACCACGCACAGGAGGCCACGATGGCCAACGAATCCAAGAAGGTCACGCGCCCGGCGGCGCTGTCGCCCGAGGAGTTCCAGGTCGCGCTCGAGAACGCCGCGAAGGCCGGCGCCAAGGAGCCCGCCGAGGCGCAGAAGTACGTCGACGACATCGCCGCGAAGAAGATCGCCGAGACGAAGGCCGCCGAGCAGGCCAAGAAGGCCGGCGGAGGCAAGACGGCGAAGGCCGGCGCCAAGGAGCCCGCCGACGAGGAGCCCGACGACGGCGCCGGGTTGCCGTTCGACCTGGCCGACATCGACCAGCCCGACGGCCTCAGCGACGACCGGTTCGTGCAGCTCGTCCGCCAGGCGGCCAGCTACAACATCCACGACCCGGTCGCCGTGTCGCGCTTCGTCCGCGACCACAGCCTCAACCCCCACAACGCGGCGCCGCCCGAGACCGTGCCGATGATGCGCGTGGGGCACGAGAAGATCCTGCCGCCGATCCAGCGCAAGAAGAACGGCGGGTTCGAGTACGGTCGACCGCGGCCGGGGCAGGTCATCCCGCACTTCATGCATCCCGCGCCCCCGCCGGCCGGCTGCGAGGTGCTCGACACCCAGCTCGCTGCCGCGATCCAGGAACTCGACCTCTCGGACCGCGAAGTGCAGGACGCGCTGCGCAAGCGACGGCTCGAGAAGGCGATCAGCGGGCGCTGACGGACACGTCGTGCGCGCGTGGTGACGACGAGCCCGTCGTCCTCGTCTCACCGCGCGCGTGCGGCATCTGACGACGATACGAGAGGCACGCCATGCCGGCCGCCGCACCCACGCACGAGTCGATTGCCGAGATGGCGCTGTCGTACTGCGCGATCGACGGCTACACGATCACCGACGTCGACGGTGCGGAAACCGACAAGGAGCAGGTCGCGATCACGCGGTTCTACCGCCGCACGCTCAAGCAACTGCTCGAGCTGCACCCGTGGACGTGGGCGCAGAGACACGTCACGCTGACGCTCAACGCCGAGGCCACCGACGGCGACGCGTGGGGCGTCGAGTGGCTCTACGCCTACGACGCGCCGGCCGACTACCTCAGCGACGGACATTTCATCAGCCCCGCCGCCATCGTGGGCGTGCGTCCGCCGTGGCGCCTGTCGCAGCTCAGCGGGGCGCCCGTCATCTTCACGAACGTGCGACCCGACTGCGCGACGTTCCAGTACACCGCCGAAGACGACACGGCCGCCGACTTCCCCGAGGCGTTCGTCGACGCGCTCGCGCTCAGTGTCGCCGTACGCATCACGCCTGTGCTGAACAGCAAGGGCAACGCGCGCCTCGGCGCGCTCGTGCAACAGGCCGAGGCCGCGATCGCGAACGCGCGGGCGAAGGACACGCAGGAAGGCGATCCGCACCCGCGACCGGACGGGACGTGGATCAACAGCCGGCACGGCTACGCGTCGGGCGCCGACCACTTCGGACGGCACGGATGAGTTCGAGCGCGTTCACGCAACGATCGTTCGCCGGCGGTGTCCTCGCGCCGACGTTGCTGCGACGCGCCGACACCACGAAGTTCACCGCCGGCCTGCTCCGCGCCGAGAACTGGTACGTGACGCGCTCGGGCGAGCTGGCCAAGCGCCAGGGCACGCAGTACATCGCGAAGGCCAAGCTCGACGGCAACGCCGTGCTGCTCGTCGAGTTCGTGTTCAACGACGACGACGCGTACGTGCTCGAGTTCGGGGACGGCTACGTGCGCTGGATCCGGGACGACGAGCCGCTGCGAGAGACCGCGGCCCCGTCGTGGGCGGACGCGACGACGTACGCGCTCGGAACCGTGGTGGTGAACAGCGGGGTGCACTACGCGTGCATCCTGGCCCACGACTCCGACACCGACAGCGAACCCGGCGCGGGCGCCGACGCGGCTGTGTACTGGTACGCGCTGACGTCCAACATCCTCGAGCTGCCTACCCCGTACACCGAGGACGAGCTGTTCGGCACAAACGGCGAGCGTCCGATCGCA